TACAAGAGAAGATGCAGAGATTGAAAGAGGTTCCTGATAAAGGACCTAAAAATGTCACCAATGCATTGTTTATTGGTTCAACAAAAGAACTTCAAGCACTACTAAAGAATAAATCTGATGAGTGATAAGACCTATAAAGGTAATCCTAATTTACCAGCGGCTGGTTATAGGACAGAGTTTACAGAAGTTCAAGTAGCAGAGTTTATCAAGTGCTCTAATAATCCTGCATATTTTATCCAGAAATATGTGAAGATTGTTAGTATTGATGAGGGGCTAGTCCCTTTCAATCTATATCCTTTTCAGAAAGATATTATTGGTACTTTCCATAAGAACAGATTTACCATATGCAAACTGCCTAGACAGTCTGGTAAGTCTACTACTATTCTATCGTATCTGATTTATTATATTATCTTCAATGAAACAGTAAACGTGGCAATCCTTGCTAACAAAGCGGCAACAGCAAGAGACCTGTTATCTCGTTTACAGATGGCTTATGAGCATCTACCCAGTTGGTTACAGATGGGTGTGATGAACTGGAACAAAGGTTCCCTGGAGCTAGAAAATGGATCTAAAATCTTGGCTGCATCTACTAGTGCTAGTGCTGTTCGTGGTGGCTCTTATAATATTATCTTCCTTGATGAGTTTGCGTTTGTGCCTTCTAACATTGCTGAACAGTTTTTCAGCTCGGTGTACCCGACTATTACTGCGGGAACGTCATCGAAAGTAATGATTGTATCTACTCCACACGGAATGAATATGTATTACAAGATGTGGATGGATGCAGTAAATGAAAAAAATGAGTTTGTTCCTATTGAGGTGGCTTGGAACGAAGTGCCAGGCAGAGATGAAGCCTGGAAGAAACAGACTATAAAGAATACAAGTGAACAGCAATTCTTACAGGAGTTTGAGTGCTCGTTCCTGGGTAGTGTTGATACTCTGATATCACCCACAAAGATTCAAGTAATACCACACTTTGATCCTATTGAAAGTAGTGCTGGGTTGGATATTTTTGAGAAGCCGATAAAGGACCATCAGTATTGTATAACAGTTGATGTGGCCCGGGGCGCTGCAAATGATTACTCCGCCTTTGTGGTGATAGATATTACCAAAATGCCTTACAAGTTAGTAGCGAAATACAGAAACAATGAGATAAAGCCTTTAGTATTTCCTGATGTGATTTATCGCACAGGCAAGACATACAATGATTCTCATATACTTGTAGAGATAAATGATATCGGTGGTCAGGTGGCAGACGCTCTACACCACGATATGGCATACGAAAACATCATAATGACACAGATGCGAGGTCGTTTAGGGCAGATAGTAGGGTCAGGGTTTGGTGATGCCCCTACAGATTTGGGTGTAAGAACTACCAAACAAGTAAAGAGAGTTGGTTGTTCTAACTTCAAACAGTTGATAGAAGGTGATAAGTTGTTAGTAAATGATTTTGATATCATTGCTGAAATGTCCACCTTTGTGCAGAAAGGGCAATCATTTGAGGGTGAAGATGGTTCTCCTGATGACCTAGTGATGTGTCTAGTATTCTTTTCTTGGTTGACTGACCAACAATACTTTAAGGACCTAACAGATGAAGATATCCGTAAAAGACTTTATGATTCGCAGAAAGACGCTATTGAAGCAGATATGGCACCTTTTGGTTTTATCGACGATGGCGTACATTATGGGGAGGATATTGTTCCCTTTCTAGATGCTGATGGTGACTATTGGCGACCTGTTGAGGATACTCCAGACTTCTTTGATGATGATAGATTCTTAAAGCATTAGTGCGGCCAGCGAGGATCAGTATCTTCTTTGATTAGTATGTGATACTCTCTGGACATAACACAATGGACACAGACAGGAAAACTATCTCTCATTAGTCCCATAGCCTCAGCATATTCTTCAGTCTTTTTGCCGAACCGTAACAAGTTGTGTTTTATTTTTTGATGATGTGGAAACCAGGTCAATAGGTGTGGTTCAGAAATACCACACACTTCACAACTCTTACCATTGAGAGTTTCTATTAGTTTCAGTTTCCTTCCAACGTCCCTCATGCTGGTATTTATACAAATGTGTGTTTTCCGAATGTCAAAAAACTGATTTGTATAAATAAAAGTGTAAAATTGAAAAAAGTTCTATATTTGTATGTGAACTAAACTTTGTTATATTAACAAAAAAACAAGGAGAAAATATAAAATGGCTGATCTATTTTCGCCTGGTGTACAAGTAAAAGAAAAAGACTTAACCACAACGGTTAGAAGTGAACCCACCTCTATTGGTGGCATAGTTGGTGTTTTTGAAAAAGGCCCGATTGAACAGGTTGTTACGATTGATTCGGAAGCAACTTTAATCGAAGTTTTTGGAAAGCCCAACAACACTAATTTCCAGTATTGGTTTAGTGCTGCTTCTTTTCTTGCTTATACCAACACTCTCAAGTGTGTTAGAGCTGAAACAACAGGAGCTGTCAATGCTCGCGGGTTTGCGACAGCGAATGCTGCTATTCTAGTTAAGAATGCTGAACACTACTCAGATGGTGATGGTATAACTGGTCCTTATAATAATGGTTCGGCTGATGTTGGTGCTTTTTGCGCCAGAACAGCTGGCGAATGGGGTAATGCTCTGAAAGTTGCTATATGCTCTTCTGCTGATGAATACGGACAAAATTCCGTAGCTACATTGGATGGGAATGTGGCAGTAGGTGCTACTACTATTGATGTTCAGACTGGTGAAGGCGCAAGCTTTAACGAAAATGATATTATCTGGTTTGTCACAGGTGATGGGCAGAAGTATAAGGTAAGTTCTATTTCTACTGATACTCTGACAATCGTAAGATATCCTGCAGTTAATTCAACTGGTCTAACTGAAGCTGCTGTAGATACTACAGCAATCCATCGCAGATGGGAATATTTTGAGCAATTTGATGTTGCACCTGGTACATCTACTCATGTTGCCAACAAGGGTGTAAACACTGGTGACGAATTACATATTCTCGTAATTGATTCTACTGGTGGAATCACTGGTGTTGCGGATGAAGTCCTGGAAAAATGGACATCATTGTCAAAGGCGTCTGACGCTTTAACTGATGATGGTGCTGGTAATTACTATGTAGATGTGCTTTTCACATCTTCATATTACATTTACTGGATGGATCATCCCACTGGTGGTACTGATTGGGGTTCAACAAGTGATGACGCTACTATAGGTGGAGTTTTTGATTCCGTCACTGGTGGTCCAATCGCTTCAGGTTTCACCTCAGGTGTTGGTGGTAATGTATCCCCCACAGAAGGACAAAGACAGCAAGCGTACAACAAGGCATTTAGCGACCCGGATATTGAAGATGTGAATCTTCTAATTGCGGGACCTGCTTCGGTAGGTAATACAGGTGCTTCAACTCATGGCGTCTTTATGATTGATCTCGTAGAGAAACGTAAAGATTGTGTGGCATTTATTTCACCCGATAATAATGATGTGGTGAATGTTTCACGAAGCTACAATCAGACAAGGCAAGTAGAGGATTATTTTGATGCTCTGGCCAGTTCGTCTTATGTAGTATTTGACAGTGGTTATAACAAACAGTACGATAAGTACAATGATGTTATGCGTTGGGTCCCACTTAACGGTCATATAGCTGGTCTCTGTGCTCGCACAGACCATCTGGAAGATGCGTGGTGGTCACCTGCTGGTTTGAATCGTGGGCAAATTCGTAGTTCTGTCCAGTTGGCTTACAATCCAAAGCAAACAGAGCGTGATACTCTTTATCGTGCTCGCATCAATCCTGTGGTAACATTCCCAGGTGAAGGCACAATGCTTTGGGGTGATAAGACTGGCTTAGCGAAGAATAGTGCGTTTAGTCGCATTAACGTCCGTCGGTTGTTCCTCGTAATTGAGGAAGCTATTGCATTAGCGGCTCGCACAGTTCTTTTTGAATTCAACGATGAGTTCACAAGGAACGATTTCAAGGCTATGGTTGATCCATATCTGAGAGATATCCAGAGCAGACGTGGTATTATCGACTTCCTAACAGTGTGTGATGAAACAAATAACACACCTCAGGTAATTGATAATAATGAATTCCGGG